CATTGATTTGGAATGATTCAGAAAATTCAGCACCGAGTGAAAGCGAAGTAAATACTAAATTAGCTGAACTAACAACTCAGTATGAAGCAAAAGAATATCAAAACAAAAGAGCAAATGAATATCCAAGTATTCAAGCACAACTAGATGACATATATCACAATGGTGTAGATGGTTGGAAAGCTACAATCAAAGCAGTAAAGGATAAGTATCCTAAATGAGAACAGTAACTAACTCACAAATCTAAAAAATCTTTAATTTTTAAAAGATTATCAAGTTTATAAATCATTAACAAACACAAAGGAGAATATACCATGCCAATGGGAAAGGGTACATATGGTTCTAAATTAGGTAGACCGCCAATGAAAAAATCAAGTAAAAAACCAATGCCAATGAAAAAGAAAAAGAAAAAATGAAAGATGCTAATGAACTAAATCTTGAAGTGGAAAGAATAAAATCCAATATAGAATTAGTGAAAAAAGATATTGAAGTAATTAAAAATAACCATCTATATCATATCGAGCAAGATGTTAGAGAACTAAATGGACAGGTACAATCAACTAAAAAAATGTTGTGGAGCATTGTCTTGATCTTAGTTACTCAACTAGTTATGACTATTAGATATTTACTGGTAGGTAGTTAATGGGATTTTTAACCGGTGAAGTTGCTAACTTACTTTTAAGCTCAGTCTTTGGATCTGTAATGCAAATTATGGGTGCTAAATCAGCAGCACAAGCTGATATGATGAAACAACTAACTGCTAATCATAAGTTAGAAGAAGTAAGTAGAGATAAAGTAAGAAACAATACCAATTCATTTTTCCAAATGACCAGGCGAATTGTAGTTTTAGCAGCTATGTTTTCTATAATATTAGTACCTTCATTAGCTCCAATAATATTTGATGTACCTATTTATGTTCAAGTAGAAGTACAAAGCGGTAGCGATTGGTTATTATTCGATACTAGAAATACAACTTATATATGGCAAGAAGTAAATGGTATTCCAATTTTAGAATGGCATAAACATATTATGATAAGTATTGTTTCTATGTACTTGGGTTCCAGCATAAGTAAAGCAAGATGAAATTTATAAAAGCTGGTGTAGTACTATTATTAATTATTATATTGCTAGGTATAGAGCAATCAATATTAGCTGATGTCACTTCATCAAATAACACATCAAGCAATACAAGTACCAGTGGTAATAATACAAGTATCGTAGGTTACGAGCAGCAACAAACCACCAATTATAATTCCGGTTCAAATCCTGTAACCAATAGTACATCTACTACTCAAAGTACAACTAACAATAATAATCAAACACCGGCTGCACCGGCCAATGCACCATCAACTCAGATCTATTCATCTCAAAGTTGTACGATTGCATATAGCGGAGCTATTTCAACTGTAACTTTTGGCCTAGCTGGATCTAGTTATTATCATGATAAATATTGTGAAAGAAGATTACTTGCACAGACTTTAAATAAATTTGGTTTAAAGATCGGTGCATTAAGTTTGTTATGCCAGGATCCTAATGTTCGTAGAGCATTATATGATGCAGCATCTTACTGTCCTATAAATGGAAAAATTGGTAAAGATGCTAAAACAGAATGGGATAAATTAAATGCTGATGTAACAGATCAAGTAGATCAATACAGAGTATATAAAGAAAGTTTAAAAAATGATTAAAAGATTTTTATTGGTATGTGTTTTTTGCACTCCTTTATTTTCACATGCTGAGAGTTTAACTACAGACAATCTGATCACAAATGGAAATTTTGAAACAGGCGATACTAATGGCTGGACTACTGATGGAGATGTAGCAGTATTTAATGATTGTTGTAGTTTAAACAATTCGCAATATGACCTGGAGATAGGTAAACAAGGATCTATCGAACAATCATTTTTTCTCATTAATGATGTAATTACCCAACCAATGTTGGATGGTAATCCTGTTCAACTTAACTCCAGTGTCTTAGCACAAAATGGAGAATGTTCAGAACCAGGATGCTGGGCTGGATCAGGAAGAGGTGGAGTTGATTCATTCACTATTAGATTACAATTTAGAGATAGTGATAATAATGTCCTGGCCACTACAAGTAATACAAGATTAGATATAACCGATATCCAGGGGATCACATATACAGATCAATTAATTTACAGTGGTACTGGATCTAGTATCGGTAACATACAACTTAGTGGTTATGATGCTGCACAAGAGAATGGATATGGTGGTGTTAATTTTGATGATGTATCAGTTACTTTAAATTATAACAGTAAATATGTAACTGAACTCCAGGCCGCAGCGATCACTGAAAGTGTAGAAGAATTAAATGAGATTATAGAATTATTTGAAGAAGTTATTCCTGAACAGATTATTACTGAAGAAATATACATACAAGAGTTTGAGCAATTAGCAGTTGAAATCATAGAGGAAAACTTTGCAGAAATAAATATAGAAGAGGCCATTGCTATAGAAGAAGAAATGATCTTAGCAGTGATGGAACCGGAACCTGAGATTATAGAAATAATCGAGCCTGAGATCGTAGAAGAATTATCAACTGAAGTAGAAGAAATAGAATCTATTGAAGAGGAAATTTATGCAGAAACTATTGAGCCTGAAACCACATCTGAAACAGAAGAGGTTATCTCAGAAACAGAAACAAGTGAAACTATACAAGAAACATTATCAACTAATGAAGAAATTGTCGAAGAGCCAACCGGAACAGAAAACGATAGTGGGAGTGCTGAAGTTACAGTAACTATAGATGATATTGCAGATAAAGTTGCATCTAAGATCCAGGATGTAGATAAAAGATTACAAGTTACTCAGATCATTGTGGCTAAAATTATGATGGGTAAAAATAATAATGCTATAACAAGTTACTCACAGTTTGGTACTGAGATTTTTGAGAATCAATTAGAGATGCCGCAGATGTCATTAACAAATGAATATACACAAGATCTTGCAAAAGATGATCGTGTAATAGCATCACCGGTATTTTATAAATACCAAGAAGAAGTAAACCAGGCCAATGCGGATCTAATCAGAGCAAAAGAACATTTAAGAAATATACGAGGTTATTAATATGGATTTTAAAGATATAAAAACATGGGGAGTATTACTTTCCATAACCATAGCTATAGGCGGTGGTTTTTCTAAATTCGGTTCAATGTCCTCAAGATTAGATTCTATTGAATCAAAGAAAACAATAGATATCAAACCATTAGAAACTCAGATCCAAATTAATAATGCTGAGATCAAAGTATTACAAACACAAGTTAGACAATTAGAGTTAGAAAACAGTAACCCACTAGGGAGATAAAATTATGCCAAGTAAACCTGGACTTTATGCAAATATAAATAAAAGAAAAAAAGCTGGAACTTCAAGATCTAAAAAGAAATCTACAATTACACCTAAAGCATATGCGAGGATGAAAGCTGGATTTCCTAAAAAGAAAAAATGATTGATCCCAAAGAAGATTCCTTATCACAGTTTGCAGATTGGTATCTTAACTCAGGTGATATAAAAAGAATCTATGCACCACATAATGATCCATTATTATTTATAGATGGTGTTAGTGGTGTTGTCTTATACAGAAGAGATAACTTCCAGGTAGAATTATTTATCTGTGAACCTAATGTAGATATACCTGTTCATACTCATCCTAATGTAGATAGTTTTGAATTATTTTTATGTGGGATGGAATTTACACACAATGGTAAACATGCAATAGATCATGAACAGTCATTAGAAGAAATTGATGGTATGCCAAGATATGCATACACAACAATCAGAGTAAAACCTAATGATCCTCATGGTGCCTTATCATCTAAAAATGGTGGATCTTTTTTATCAATACAACATTGGTTAAATGGTGAACCACCAACTCATGTTAGCTCAGATTGGGCTGGTAAAAAGTTTATGGGTGAAAGTCATAAGAAACAAACAGGATTATAATTATGAGATTAATATTAATACTAGGTTTAATATTTTTAACTTCATGTACAAGACACTCAGTAACAATCGGAGAGATAGAAGTCTATGGAAACAACGAACAAAGAATCCCAGCACCAACAAGAACTTACAACTAAAGATCGTGCAGATCAGATTGTTGATATGCTGATCAAACAGGCACATGAAAGATTAAAATCTACTGAACCATTATCAGCTAGTGAGATGAAAGTGTGTTTAGATATCTGTAAAACTTATTCATCCGGTATTATGGCCGATCCTAATTTGGATCTCTTAAAAGACCTACCATTTGAGCATGATGGAACTTAAATATCCTGAGTTACTTTGGTATGACCTAAGTAATTTAAAAACGATTTTAGGGGTATATTGATGACTAAAAATCAGAAAACACCTAAACAACTACAGGTTTTTAAGAATTTTCTATATATTGCATGGAAACATCTTCAATTACCTGATCCAACTCCAATGCAATATGATATGGCTGATTATTTACAATATGGCCCAAAGAGAATTTGCATACAAGCATTTCGTGGTGCCGGTAAATCTTGGATCACTTCAGCCTTTACAGTTTGGAATTGGATAATAGATCCACAAAGAAACATATTAGTTGTATCTGCTAGTAAAACTAGAGCAGATGATTTCAGTACATTTACACAAAGACTGATTCAAGAACTACCGATCTGTGAACATTTGCAACCTAAAGACAATCAAAGACAATCTAAAGTTTCATTTGATGTCGGCCCAGCTAGAGCATCACATGCGCCTAGTTGTAAGTCCATGGGTATCACTGGTCAGCTAACAGGATCAAGAGCAGATTTAATTATTGCTGATGATGTTGAATCAGCTAACAACTCACAAACACAATTAATGAGAGATAGATTAGGTGAAACTGTAAAAGAGTTTGATTCAATTATAAAACCTGAAGTAGGTAGAGTTGTATTCTTAGGAACACCACAAACTGAAATGTCTTTATATAATGAATTAGAAGAGAGAGGATTTAAAACTCAAATATGGTCAGCAAGATATCCTGATGAAAAAGGATTAGTACAATATGGCCATAAACTAGCATCATCACTTATAGAAAATACTAGCAATTTAAAAGCTGGGGATCCTGTAGATCCTAAAAGATTTGATAATGATGATCTTATGGAACGAGAGGCCTCTTATGGCCGATCAGGTTTTGCACTACAGTTTATGTTAGACACATCATTATCTGATGTAAATATGTACCCATTGAAACTAAATGATCTTATGGTTATGTCAGGGATTGATTCATGGGATGAGGCACCTGGTAAAGTACAATGGGCTAGTGGTATTGATCAAGTCAAAGCATTAGATCCTGAACTACCTAATGTAGGCCTTAAAGGTGATTACTATGTAGCACCAATGCATTTCAGTAGTGAATACTATCCATTCGAGGGATCTGTAATGGCTATAGATCCGGCTGGTAGAGGTAAAGATAGAACTGCTTATGCAATCGTAAAGATGCTAAATGGTATCTTATATCTAACAGATATTGGATCTTTTGATGGCGGTTATGATGAAAAAACACTAGCTGATTTAGCACTGGCTGCAAAGGCCCAAGATGTTAATGAGATAGTCGTAGAGAGTAACTTTGGTGATGGAATGTTTAATAGGCTATTAGAGCCTATATTAAGCAAATTATACCCATGTACTTTAAATGAGGTAAGATCATCAGTCCAAAAAGAAAAGAGGATTATAGACACTCTAGAGCCTGTAATGAACCAACACAGATTGGTAGTTAATCAAGAATTAATTAGACAAGATTTTGAACTGGAGAGAGATCACCAGTTATTCTATCAGATGTCCAGGCTAACTAGGATTAAAGGATGTCTTAGACATGATGATTTAATAGATGTATTAGCTATGGCGGTACAAGTATGGAATGAGGCTATAGGCCGAGATGTGGATGAGGCGCTAGGTAGCGCTAAAGAAGAGAGGCTCAAAGAAGAACTGGATAATTCTTATGGATCATACGATTGGTCGTAAGACTAGAAACAGTTGGATTAACTGATTCCTGATATCAAAAAGTAGACACTTGAAACCTACTAAATCTAATAGGTACCTGTTTAGGTAATCAAGGGTGGGTGAGATATTAGGTCATAACTATTAGTAAACTATAGGTAACTGTAAGTAACTAATAGAAACCATGGGTGTATCTTAGATATCTTACCACCACCTAGTCACTCTCTGAGTATCTAGGGTACACCTATATAACTATAGGACTATTGATGACCACAGCATTACTTATACTGATATGTACTATTATACTAGCTACACATTACTATCCAGGACTACTGCACAAGATAAGAACTACTTATCTTAGACCTGAGATTAGTTTGTTTGAGTTTATTATTCTAGTGATCATAGGTTATCTATTAGCATCTTTATATCATGGTTAAAGTTATGTTCCCTGAGTATGTGACTATTGGTTACACCAAGATACAGTTGGTTCTAATGGATCCAATAGTAGCCAAAGAGATAGGTGAACAACAGGGTTGTTATATTGGTTCAGTACCATACAGAATATATCTTGATAAGGATATTATTAATGGTGGTGGAGTAGATGCAGCTAATGTAGTTATACATGAAATACTACACCATTTATATTCTATATCTGAATGTGATGAAAAGACTACAGAAGAGATCTTAGTTAATACTTTAGCTAATGGAGTAGCAGAACTACTATACAGATCTGAATTATCTAAGTGGTTAAAACAACAACCAAATATTTCATAAAATAATTTGAAAGGGTTATCGACATGTGCCAGTCAAATCTCCCCCTCTTCGATTTTCAGGGTGTGTAGGGTATATTTTTTGTCACTGGCCAAGGTACATAAAATGGCTACAGGTCAATGATTCCGCCAGATTCCAAGGGATTTCATATCAATAGTGAGCATTTATAAGGGTTTCAGCGCTTTTAATATATTTCTGCGCTTGTTTCATCGTGGGTGTTTCTGTTTTTTTCTAGACATACATAATTCATTGATGGTATAAATGTATTCATAAGTGTAATTGATGCACTTAATAACGACATTATGGAGTAACTGAAATATGTCAAACTTAAACATAGATGAACTTAAACAGATTAAGTTTAAACAACTACAAAACAACCAGGTTGTCATTACTTATGCAAATGGTGATGAGGCTTTTTACTCATATAACAGACTAATAGTCTTGAGGGTTTCAATACCTGAATGGGCTGATGCTGATGGGATTAAACATTGGTACAACACATATCTAAATGTAAACGCCTGGGATTATTCAAGGACTACCGGCAAATATAGAAATATATTCCTAGGCGAAACCAAAAGAGAAACAGAAAAGAAAATCAAATCAGGCGCTTATATCCTGAAGGATTTGGATTGATATGATTATTGAAATTCAAATAAACACAGAAAATAGCGCATTTGAAGATTCTTCAGAAACACAAAGGATATTAAAAAACTTAGTTAATAATCAGATTAACTATGATTCTGAAAAATATGAAGAAATCTCATTAAGAGATATAAATGGAAACAAAATAGGCCATGCAGCAATTAACAATAACTGGAGTAACTAAAATGGAAAACATTAAATATTGGGAATGTGAATATATTGATTCATCTGAGTTTGATGGTGATGGAAAATGTGAAGAGTATTACAAACATAAATCAACCGGTAAGACTTTTACATTGACGCTGGACTTAGATGATGCAAGAGAACAAGCAACATGGGAAGAAACAACAGAAGATGAGGGGGCCAAGTAATGACATTAACAACACTTTTAATATTTGGATTAATTGACAATGGTGTACTTATACTGGCCTTCTATTTCACTTACTTAAATTTAGAAATTCTTATTGAAAGAAAACTAAATATTAAAGTAAGTGCTTTTTTAATTGGTGTATATAGTGCTGGGATTTCAAATAGCATATCCGATGCGCTTGGGTTTCTATTACAGGCTGAATTTTTAGCTGGTGTAATAGTTGGCCTTGGTTGTCTGATTGCTATGGCATTAATTCCGGTACTTGAATATTTCAAGAATAAAAAGCAAAAAGAAGAGGAAAAAGAAGTTAATATTTACGATTTCAAATAGTACAAATATTGAACAATAAAATGATCTAAAAGAAACCGCTACAGATACTGAAAATATTAGCCTGTAGCGGTTCACACAAAAAACACAAAATAAAAAATGGAGTAACAAAAATGAACACACAAAAACAATTAGAACANCANTACAAATATTATTACATTGTTGATATTTGGAATGGTGAAGGGTATTCAGATAGTGAAGGCTATCTAATCAAAATAGAAAAATCTAATGCTATTGATGAATACATAACATTATTAAATTACATGAAATCAATAACAGTCCAAGACATAACAGAAGACTGGTTAGACTGGAGATGTAAAGCAGAGAAAAATGAAGTTAAATTTAGTAACTCAATCAGTTTTTATTATGGAGATGCTGATACATTTAATGAACATAATGATTGTTGTGAAGATGCCGGATGTGTAACCGCTTATGAATGGGATTCATTAAGTGATAAACAGCAATTAATGATAGCGCCTACAGTTTGTCACCATGAATTTGATGATGAGTGGAAATATGATTTTCTTGGAATGGCTGAGAAGTGTATCACTGATGGTCATGAAGATTCTACATCAGAACAAATATTCAATGATGTTCATACTGATTATGATTATGAAGATGCTGAATTTATATTATTTAATTTAAAAGATGTAAAACTTCAAGACGCTAAATTGGTGGGGGGTGATGAATGATTGCTGATTTCATTGTTGTATTAGTTTTAATGCATGTTGTGTATATGTTTTATAACTTATAAATAGCCCAACCTTATAGAAGGCCCTAGAATTCATTTTTTAGGGCCTTTTTTTATGCCTCATGATACATCATACATCTATGAATTTAATACACCCATAACAGGCATTTTAGCGCCATTTAAAACATATATTTTTTATGTATCAATAACACCTATTTTAAACCCATAGAAATCAGCCGGAACCAAGGGCCAAGATTAGCGCCCAATCTAAAATTATTTTTAATTTATTTTTAGGCCCTGATTTTTCCAAAATCCAAAAACATTATACGAACATCAGGATTTTTTTTGATTTTTTGATGATTTTTTAGGGCCATATATCGTGTTCAGGGCCGGAATTATCGTGTTCATAGCAGCATGGGTACCTTTAAAAAACAGAAGTACACCTTTAGATACACAAATCTAAATATGGAGTAAACATTTATGAGTAAAACAGATAAGTATTATGAGCAATGGATAGTTGATGATAGCTATTCAGATAATAATGTATCGAAGATTGATAGGTATGGTGATCGTGTTGATAGCATTGCTAAACCTGAACAACTAGAATTAAGACTAAACAGTTTATGTTCAGTTATATTTAAACCAAATGACCAAGAGTTATTTCAGATATCAGGTACTGATCCTGATGAGGCGATAGCTAATGCTAAAATAACAGTAGGTGATTTGATAGGTGACTGGGAATCACTAGATGATAATACAAAAGAAAAGTCTAGCCCTTACATGATTCATTTAATGTCAATGTTAAAATGTTTTAGTGCAATAGAATACAAGGTGGTTCAATGAAAGAACGACAAGATAGAATAGATTGTAATAGTGTTAATGATTTAGAATTAGATAGAACTAATATGATTGAATTTCTAACAAATTCATGCAGCAAAGCTGAACTTATCGTGATGAAAGAACATTATGAGAAATTAATAGATCATAAGATACTCAAACTAGAATCATCATTGTGGTTAATATTAATTTATAAAGTTTTATACCAAAAAGAACAGTCTAGTAAATTAATCAGTGGTTGATATATTAAAAATGGATGGTTTTGATGATGCCATTATAGGTGTCCAAGAAAACATACAACCTAAAATAGTTTATGACTTATGGAAGATGGTAGAAATACTTAATGAAGAAGGCATGTCTACAGAAGATGCGCTAGATCACATAGGTTATAACATCACATCTACATATGTAGGTGAAACCACACCAATTATAGTAGATACCAAGAAAACACTAGAGGATATCGTGTCCATGTGAATTTATATAGCATCCTCATGTTATAGGCTTATAGGTACCTAGCCCTGGTGCCTATAAGTTTTTTCAATTTAAAGGGTTTACAACTCAAACACTAGCTGATAGTGTAATTAATACATTAGGAGTAATTATGGAACAATTAGTGCAAACAAATAATTATAAATCGAATGTTCGTACTAACCTAGTTAGTATAATTGATCATTTAAAAGATGTACTGCATTTACTTGAATTAAGAGATGCATTACAGGAAAAGATTGATACATATGAAGTTGATAACACATCATATGATTATAAAGATTATAGAAGAGACACTTTGATATTAAGTTATTTGAATAAAAAAGTTAATGATAGTAAAAGAATTAAAACAGATTACCAGTATGCCTAGCAGTCAGACTGGTGATGCAATTTTGATTAATCATTGTTGCAGAGAGAGAGAAGTAGGCTGAGATCTTTTAGATCTTATAGTGACTGCATAAACAATGTAAATATTATATTGTGTAATCTTGTGTGTAAGGTTGTGGATCATATGAATGGCATGATCCATAACCGAAAGATTATAATAACAAAGGACTGAACCATGATAAAACATTTATGTAGTAATAATATGTTAGGTGTGTAATATATACACAACTAACGATAATGGAGTAACGAAATGTGTTTAGTTAATAAAACAATTACAGAAACTGGAAACAAGATGTACCAGTTTGTTGATAAGTTTAGATCTTTAAATAATGAGATCCAAGCTCAAACTATGCAGACATTTTTATTTGTCGCAATGTCTACACAAAGAGAAATACCTATGCAAGATATGGGAAAAGCATTGGGCCTAAGTCAGGCTAGTGTTAGTAGGAACATTTCTTTTTTTAATAAAATAAACAGACATAGAAAAAGGGGTACAGGTTTATTAAGTACAAGGGAAGATCCACAGGAAAGAAGGAGAAAATTGGTTCATGTAACAAACCCAGGGTTGAAGTTTTTTCATGAACTAGAGGATATAATTAAATAATTGGATTAGGAATTGGTGCCTAGGGCGGGATTTGAACCCGCATGATCGTAAGATCGCAAGATTTTAAGTCTTGTGTGTATACCAATTCCACCACCCAGGCATTTGGAGTAACTATATTATGTCAATACGAGAGAGAAATAAAGGATATCAAATAGATATCAGTCATAACCACAAAAGATATAGACTTAGTATTCATGGTGATAAGTTAGATGCTAATGTCTTAGAGCAACAAATTAAAAAAGAACTTAAACTTGGTAAATCATGGGATCAAGTTATGCAGTTAATTGATCTTAATAATAAAAATTATACTGTTGGTGCAATCTTTAATAAAATAAAGACTACTTATAATAGTATCAATGCAGTTAAAAAGGCCCAGTCAGTCGTGAATGATCTTGGCCCTGATTTAAAAGTAAGTGATTTAAATGAAGATTATATAGAAAAATGTATAGACCAATGGCGAACCAATGGTAATACCAATGCAACTATAAATAGAAAACAAGCAGTCATATCTAAAATGTGTTCTTATGCTTATAAAAAAGGATATATAAAAAATAGGCCTGAGATCACATGGAAAAAAGAAGGATCAGGTAATTATAGATACATGCAAGAACATGAACAGATGGCCATGTGTAATATATTAAAAGGTGCTGGTCATACTGATATGGAAGATCTAATCAATGTTGCATGTGATACTGGTTTTAGATATTCAGAGTTAAAAAGAATAAATCTAAATAGAGATTTACATGGTGATTCTTTAACATGTGTTGCTACAAAAAATGACACTATAAGAACTATACCATTAACAAAAAGAACTATAGTTATATTGAAAAGAAGGGGAAACTTTCCTTTTGCAAATATAACAGATGAATATAAAAGAGATGCCTGGGATTATGGAAGGGTTAAACTTGGACTTGAAAATGACAAGCAGTTTACTTTTCATTGCACTAGACATACATGCGCAAGTCGATTAGTACAAGGTAACATGAGCATACAAGTAGTACAGGAATGGCTAGGCCATAAAACTATTAAAATGACTTTAAGATATGCGCACTTAAATAATAAGAATCTTGTTAGAGGCAGAGATGTACTTGAAAACATTAGTTGTGACAATAACAGTGACAATAATGTATTAAGTATGTGATATGCTACTTTGGAGATGTTGGAAATAGTAGGTTGTGATATGGACTATAGACTTAAAATCACAGATATAGACTAATACATGAGTGGAAGTATATAAGTTGTATATCATAACCTTACTATAATAACTAACTATACACTGGTAATGACTATTCCAGTAGCGAGTAATTATGGTGACAAAAAAAGGTGACATTAAGGATCTTTTTGATGAACAGATAGCGATAGAAGAGGCTATGGCCGACACTGGTAAGTCTAGATATCACAAAAAACAAAGGGTAAACAAAGAATCTCACAACGAAAGTCTTACAGTATATGGTAAAGCATTGCTCAAAAGATCTTATGCAGAATTTCAAAAACTTATAGATCATGAGTTTAGTAATAAAAGAACAGGGCCTAAATTAATTGCTCATACCATTCTCAAAGATATAGATACTAAAACATTAGCAGTCATTGTTGCTAAGAAAATTATTGATGGTATATCACATAAAAAGAAACTAACTGCATTTGCTATATCATTAGCTGGTGTAATTGAAGATGAATTATATTTTAGAGAATACGAAAAATATAATAAAGCACTATTTAAAAGTGTGGATCAAGATTTAAATAAAAGATCAAGTCATTATGGATATAGAAGACAAAAACAATTAACACAATCTAAGAGATCAGGTTTTGAATGGAACTCATGGACTACAAATGATAAAGCTCATATTGGTACTTTTTTAATAGAATTATTTATTAGATCTACTAACTTTTGTGAGATTCATTTAGTTAATAACACTATAGGTAAAAGATTTCATAACTATAAAATTATTGTACCCACCAATAAAGTGTTGGACTGGCTGAGAAAATGTGATGATTTCAATGAATTATTATTTCCGGAATATTTACCTACTGTAATTATACCTAGAAAGTGGGAACATGGTATGTCAGAGGGTGGTGGATATTTACATCAAAATTTAAAAAACAAAATTATGCTGGTCACAGGCCACAATATTACAACTCATAGAAACTTTTTAAATGATCTAAAATCTGCTGAGATGGAGTGTGTTATAGATGGTTTAAATGCAGTACAAAGTACAATGTATGAAATAAATTTAGGTGTATTACAGGTTGCAGAAACTATTTATGAGTTTGAAGAATTTAACAAAGGATCACCAATAGTAACTAAAACAGAACTACAGTTACCAAATAAACCACATGATATTGCAACTAATAAAAAAAGTTTATCTAAGTGGAAAGCAGATGCTACGATCATTTATACTTTGAATCAAAAATTAAAATCAAAACGATTACAGTCAGCAAAGATATTAAGTATAGCTAGAAAATATTATGATGATCACAATAATACACTTGGGTTTCCTTGTAATTTAGATTTTAGATCAAGGCTTTATTATGTTCCAGGGTTTCTTAATCCCCAGGGAAATGATCTTGCTAAAGGTTTATTAAAGTTTAAAGAAAAGAAACCAATAGGTGCTGATGGTTACAGGTGGCTATGTATTCATTTAGCTAACACTTATGGTGAAGATAAATGTTCATTAGATGATAGGGAAAATTGGGCCTTAAATAATAAAGAAATGATACTAAATTGTAGTGAGGCCCCTCATGAAGATAGATCATGGATTCATGCAGATAAACCATTTCAATTCTTAGCTGCATGTATGGAATTTAGTAAAGTAGAGCAACATGGATTAGGATATGAATCCAATTTACCCATACACATTGATGGAACCAATAATGGATTACAACATTTCAGTGCTATGTTTAGAGATAAACAAGGGGGAGTTGCTACAAACTTAACTAATACTGATAAACCACAAGATATATATCAAATAGTAGCTGATAAAGTTATAGAGAAACTACAAAGTAGTAACGATCCTTTAGCTAAACAATGGTTAGATTTCGGTATTGATAGGAAGGCCACTAAACGAACTGTAATGGTATTACCATATGGTGGTAAAAAATTTTCATGTGTCAAATTTATTGATGAATATTATGAAGATAGAATTGAAAAAGGCGAAGTACCACCATTTACTGATAAAACTAAAGCATGTTTATTTTTAGCAAATATTGTATGGGATAGTATGGGTAATACAGTAAGTAAAGCTAAAGAGGCTATGGACTGGTTACAATCTGTATCTAGATTAGTAACTAAATTAAATGCACCTGTTGTATGGGAAACACCATTAGGATTTCCAATTAGACAGGCCTATTACGATACAAAAGATTTAGTTGTAAGAACTAAAATGATGGGAAGGATAAGAGTAAGATCGACTACTGATAAGATTAATAAAAGAAAACAAAGCAATGGTATTAGCCCTAATTTTATACATGGGTTAGATGCTACTGCTATGTACCTAACAATAGATATTGCTAGATCAATGGGTATTGATAACTTTGCAATGGTGCATGATAGTTATGGAACTCATGCATGTGATGTAGATAAGTTAGGGGATGCAACGAGAGCAGCCTTCTATGAGTTATATGGTGATCATGATCCAATAACCATGTTAAGAGATCAGTTGGTAGAACTGTTACCTGAATCAGAACACAAGAAAATACCGGATTTACCCAGTAGAGGTGAACTTGATATTAACGAAATAAAGAACTCTAAGTATTTTTTTTGTTAAATGAGTACACTTATGGATATATCCACACATGATATATAAATATATATATA